AACATTCTTCTTAATGAAGGTATGAGAGCTTGGATGTCATCTGTTGACCAACCTCATGAGAACTTCGTGTTCCCAGAAGAAGTATTACCAAGAGGTAATGCACTATAGGTTGACATACTGTTGACAATCTGATATAATTAAGGGGTCTCACGACCCCTTTTTTATGATACCTTGGACAGAACCTATAGTAGAGGAAATATTTCAGGACTTTAGTGTATCCACAGACTTTGCTGTTTCTATAGAAAAATTACAAGAAGAATCTTATAAGATGATGGAGTTAGAGGAGTCTTCTAACAGATCAAATGTTGGTGGATGGCAATCTCCTGTATGGAATGATAATTATCTAGAAGGAAAACCAATCACTGAAATATTTCCTGAGTTTAATAGGTTGAAGAATCTGGTATATGCATTCTCTACTGATGTAATTCATAAACTTAAAGTAGTTGACGGACAATTTTATGTGGATCGTTCTGAGTGGTGGGTAAATAAAAATAGTTATCAATCATATAATAATATTCATACTCATGGACGTGCTGATTTAATTGGTGTGTTCTATGTTAAATCTCCAAAGGATTCTAGTTGTATAAAACTTGTACGAAATGACGGTTCAATGTATACTAAATTGTATAGGGATGATTCATCAATGGGGTATAGTCAACAGATGATGTACCCACCAGTAGAAGGTAAGTTTTACTTATTTCCTGGTCACCTATGGCATTGTGTTCTACCACAAACAGTTCAGGGTGATCGTATTTCTAGCTCGTACAACTTATACTTAAACACATGAAGATAGTAGCTTACACAACCGATGGTTGTTTTTATTGTGTAAAACTCAAAGAGTTATTTGCGAGAGCAGAACTAGAGTATGATGCAATAGATGTAGTTAATGTAGCACCTTGGGAATTAGATCCTACACGACACAAAAATAAGATGGCAAAACCAGACTTTGAAAAACAATATCCTGGTGTTAATGGGTTTCCATTCGTTGTTATAAATGATGAACCTGTTGGTGCTTTGGTACAAACTGCTAAATTTTTATTAGATAGGGGGTTGGTAAGTGCCAGAAAAGGATAAAGAACTTGCTATAAATAAAGGCATAGAGCTCATGTTAAGGAGGAAAGATACCAATGAGAAACCTTTAAAAGGTTTCACCATCACAAAAACCTTTTCTCTACTTAAACGTATATTTTATTTCAACATTGATTTAAAGTGGGAGAAACAATAGTAAACCACAACGGAGTTGAACATGGCAGACACAACTATCTTATTTTTTTCAGCGACTACATCATTTATTTTCTTATGTGTAGGTGTCATAGCAGGATGGACTGCCAAAGATTTTATTCACGATTATATGTGGTCTAGGGATGAATATCAACAGTTCACACACCCAGAAATGTATGATCAAGATGGAAATTGGTTGACTGAAGAACTATTACATGTAAAATTTATTACTGAGGATGACGAAGATGAAACTCTTGATGCATGAGGTACTACAAAAAGTATCTAACGCAAAGACTAAAAAAGAAAAGATTAAGTTGATGCAAGATTATAATACTAATGCATTGAGAATGCTTTTTATTATAAACTTTGATGAATCTATAGTGAGTATGTTACCACCAGGTAATGTACCTTACACACCTAACGAAGCACCAGAAGGAACAGAACATACTATTTTAGAGAAGGAAGCAAGGTTGCTTCATCACTTCTTTAAGGGTGGTTCTAATGTCTCTCAAGTAAAGAGAGAACAGATGTTTGTTCAGATGCTTGAAGGTCTTAACTCTGGTGAGGCAGAAGCACTGATTCTTGCTAAGGATAAGAAGATTGGTAAGCGTTGGAAGATCACTAAGGCAGCTGTCGTTGAAGCATTTCCATCTATACAATGGGGTAATAGATCATGAAGGTGATACATGAGAAATGTGATCCTAAAGCAGCAGAAGATAGGGACTTACCTTATACTGCGTATCTTATAGAGTATCAGGTAGAGGGAAACCCGACCTATGATATTGCTATGGGTGACAGTCAAGTAGAATTATTTGACAAGTATTATGACAAGTATAAAAAAGATTTTATAGGGTTTAAGCAGACCGAAGGTAGAATGAGACCCAATCTTTACAATAGTCTTACCGCACCACCAAAGAGAAAGAAAAGAAAGAAACCATCTGCAACACCACCAGAAGAACCAAAACGTTAAGAAATGTATCACGTTATACAGTTTTAATTGACTAAATAATTGAAATGTGTTAGACTTAACACATCGTTCAACCTCGTAAGAGGTCGCAAGTAAGCCGACACGGAACGGATCGTTCATCCCATGCACGGATTTCTCCTCAGTCTAATAGCACTAAACAATCCAATGGCTTGTGTAGATGCAATAGACATAATCAATAGTATCAGACCATCAACTGAGCATAAAGCTGAGATAGTGGAAGTTATTAAAGAGAACAGTGAGGAGGGTTGTGATTGGGACGCAAATGTGGACTAAAGGAACGGATTAAAACCCCTACCTGGAGAAAACCAATGGCACAAGTCACTTACAGAGGAGTATCTTATGACTCCAAAGAGTACAACGCAATGGTGCTTGAAGAAGCAGCAAAGCGTCAGAGACACGATCTAATGTATCGTGGAATCAAAGTCAACAGCAAGGCAGCTCCTTGCAGTTGAATTTCAAAAACCACTAGTGGTTTTGATGATGCTGGAAAAATTTTTCCAGCATTTTTTTATGTCTGGAAGTCTAATAAATACTATTGATATGAGAAGTAGATATGCTTTGAACGACAGTAAAGCAGCAAAGAAATTAATTAAAAGAGCGAAGAAAAATCCAACACTTTATACAGAACAAGAAGTTCTATATGCTAAACTCATAAAGAGGGTGACTAAACATAATGAAAAGGATAAAGAAACTACATGATTGTTTGTATACAATAGATGAAATCTTAGAAGATAGAATGTTTGGAACTATCATTGAAGAGTTTAGTGTGAAAAATAACTCTTGGTCATTTAACAAGAGAGAAATGGGTCAATATGAATTTCATCCTAAGTTTGGAAATATATTGAAGCAACAGTATGATGCTAATGGTGTTGGTGATATCCTACCATTAATTGAAGTTGCTGAAGTATCAAAGTATTGTGTAATGAAAGTGTTGAAGAAAAGAATGAGGTTGGAAAGAGTCAACACTAACATTCAATTTGCAGGTCAGCATTCCTCATTGCATGAGGATGGTGGTTTAAATCAATGGACACTATGTATTTTTGCTGGTGTTGAATGGAATGAATCATGGGGTGGTGCATTTCAAATCTTTATAGAGCGAGAAGAATTTCTTATACCATTCAATCCAAATAGAGCAGTATTGTTTCGTGCTGACTGGTCACATAAAGGTTTTGCACCAACACATCTGTGTCCTGATGCAAGATTGTCAGTAGCCTTTACATATTCCGATTATGATGCTATGATTAGTACAAATGTGAATCCATAATGAATGCAAAATTAATGACCGTGACTCCCAATGCAGAGGAGACAATGGGTTACGTGGCAAGGGTGAGCAATCCAAACAACCAATCCAATCCAGAAGTTGCTGGTCTGTTAGGTTATTGTATTAAGCATGGTCATTGGTCTGTGTTTGAACAAGCACACATGACCATAGAGATTGAGACTACACGTGGTCTTGCTGCACAAATACTAAGACATAGATCATTTACATTCCAAGAGTTCTCTCAAAGGTATGCTGATACTAATCTATTAGCAGAAGAGATTCCTATGTTTGATCTCAGGAGTCAAGATTTAAAAAATAGACAAAATTCAAACGATGATATCCCCAAGAATAAGAAGACCGATCTTCAGCAAAAGATCGCTGAGTACTTTGTTGAGTCAATGGATCTCTATAATGAACTCTTGGCTAACGGTGTTGCGAAGGAGTGTGCGAGATTTGTTCTCCCACTAGCAACACCAACTCGGTTATATATGACTGGTAGTGTACGTTCTTGGATACACTACATAGATCTACGTTCTTCACATGGAACTCAAAAGGAACACATGGATCTAGTTGAAGAGATACGTAAGATATTTAAAACTGAGTTTCCTATCTGTACAAATGCATTGGGGTGGAATTAATGCCAACATATCCTGTAATAAATTTAAAAACTAAAGAGAAAAAAGAACTCATGATGTCTATGAAAGACTACGATGAGTGGAGAGAAAGTAATCCCGACTGGGATAAAGACTGGCAAGCAGGTTGTGCTGCTGACGTTGCAGAGGTGGGTGATTGGCGTGATAAAATGTCTAAGACACATCCAGGTTGGAAAGATGTTATTGGTAGAGTTGGTAAGGTTGACAAAGGGTTTGACCGTAGAGGTTATCAGTGGGGTGAATAATTATGCCAGTTAAAAAGAAACAATCATCTCAAGGCATGTCCAAGAAGATGATGAAGAGGAAGAAACCTATCAACAGTACTTACTTCCTTGATGTCAATCCTATTACAGAGAATCAACAGTTGTTTTTCAATGAATGGGCTAAAGATAAAAATCTATTCTCTTATGGTGCAGCAGGTACAGGCAAGACATTCATTGCATTGTACTTAGCATTGAAAGATGTAATGAATGAAGAGTCACCTTATGAGAAAGTTTATATCGTAAGGTCTCTTGTATCTACACGTGAGATCGGGTTCTTACCTGGTACTCATGAGGATAAGTCTGAACTATATCAGATACCATACAAAAATATGGTACGGCATATGTTTGAAATGCCTGATGACGCTAGCTTTGATATGCTATATGATAATCTTAAACATCAAGAGACCATTTCTTTTTGGTCTACATCATTCTTACGTGGTACTACTCTTGACGATGCTATTGTCATTGTTGATGAGTGTCAGAACCTTAACTTTCATGAGCTTGATTCAATCATAACTCGTGTGGGTCAGGACAGTAAGATAGTATTCTGTGGTGATGTAAATCAATCAGATTTACAGAGAACCAATGAGCGTAATGGTGTCCTAGATTTCCAACGCATCCTTCAGGGTATGGATGAGTTCTCTGAGATAGAGTTTGGAGTGAATGATATTGTTCGTTCTGGACTTGTTAAGTCTTACCTCATCAGTAAGATGACGTTAGGATTGTGACTATAACACCCATAGAGATGGTTGCTAAAATGGTGGAGGGCAAGAGAGTATACTCTACCCCTGAAGGTAAGTTCTATCCTTCTATCACCACTGTCATTAGCAACAATGCTAAGAAGCAAGCAGGTCT